GTCCATATACGGTACTCGAGGCGGCCCTAGGGTCGCCGCAGTGCTGTGTAAAACAGACATGATGGAGGTAAACTCCGCGAAAGATGCATTGCCAACAAAAAGGTCTGACCAACCTGGTGAAGCACAACATCTTGAATTGACTGGACGTAAACGTACAGTTGAAAGGATGGAATCTGCGTTTGACTACGTGAACACCAAGGCCGAGGCCAAAGGTTACGCTACGTCAACAGATACCACCCGTAAGGCGGTTGGACCACTCGGTCCGACCATGGCCGTTAAGGCCAAAATTGGGGGAATACCAGCAACACTCGCAGACCACGAGCGCATATTGCATGCGGCTCTGACGTCGCAAGCTGAAGTATTCAATATTTCCTCCGTCCCCCGGGCGCTGGTCAACAACTCTATCACTGAGCTTGTTCGAAACCACCCCGCGGAAATCGCCGCGAACATATCTCAGTTCGCCCGGCTCGGAAGTTCTCTTGTCATTAGTTTGTACATACAAGGGGCTTTGAAGGCAGACCAACTAGTGGACGGCATCAGCACCCTGCTGAGCATGAAACACATGTTGGCCATTGCCACATATGGGCAGTTGATCCCAATGATCAAGCAATTCGGTGCATGGCCTCTGGCCGCACTGCAACTACCTGTCCATGGAGTTGTCGAGACACCCGCAGAGGTTCCAGGATGGAACTACAAGCTCACATTTGGCCGCAAGGTCAAGAAGCTTGTCCTCGGACGTGTCCTCAACAACTTCAGAAAAGGGGGCGAAGAACAGTTAAAAGCTGTCCGCCTCGGAGAGACGTTCAACCGCTTGAAAAAGAGTGGTTGTGTCGTTGACGAAACCTTCATCTACCAAGCCCTTAGAGGTCACTCGGAAAAGATTGGCATGCCATCTGAACCGAGGACTCAAGAGCAATTGGGAGAGATTGCGAACGTCAACATGTTCATCGAGCTGATTTGTCAAGACTTATTCGGCGGTGAACAGGCCCAGACTAAGCCCCTCAAAGAGGTCCTTCCAACAGGCTCTGCCGTCTTCCAAGTCGGTAGAGCTAAGGGAGGCGGTATCGCAGCCACCAGCAAGGAGTCCTTAACTGACGACTCCACACCTGAGTGGAACGCGGCCGTGAAGCGTAAGTCTGATGAGGAGACAGATAAACTGTCTCGGTACAGAGCTGTACAGCTCAACAGCGCCCAACAGCGTATTGTTGAACATCGAGAGAGCGTTAGACGATCTCTCGACTCTTACCGTTGCCTCATGGAGCCTACAAGACACATTTTCACCAAGGTGATTAGTAACGTCCCCCTTTGGGCACAAAACAGTGTAGAAGCGTACCGACACCTCATGAGTGAGGACCGGAAACACTACGCCCACTGGCCCAAGACACGTGTATGGACTTTTGTCCATGACCTAAGGGTCACCCCACACGATGTCCTGGTAGATGGACACACACTGTTCAACCTACCAATACCGTCTGAACCTGCAATCTCAGAACACCTTATCTCGCGAATACAGCAAAAGAAGCTGCCGCAAGACGATGGGTCTCACCCATCGATGTGTGACGGCGTTGAATACTTCCACCGAAAGGAAAGGGAAGTGGACGACGCTTTCTGGGAGCAGATGCTACTAGCGCATAAAAATGGCGCGCTGGAGACGGATGTTGTCTGTATTCTTGAAGCATTCAAGGTACGACCCATTACCATGGGCCCTGGGATAGTCTATCTCGAAACGAAACGTTTCCAGAAAAGACTCACCAAGGCCTTAGCCGAAGGTCCTCTCAAACACTTCTTTCCCGCACTGCAAGGACGCATCACTGCTGAAACTCTCAATGAAACATTCAAAGAGTTCCTCACAGCTGATAGCGAATTTCTGTCGGGTGACTACAAAGGAGCAACTGACGACCTGATCACCTCAATCAGTGATTTCACAATTAACAGAGCACTTGACTACCATGTTGAGTACAATGTGACACTGGAACCTGATGCACGCAACTTCACTGCCGGCAAGAAGCCAGCTCTGTTGCGTGACGTGATCGTCCTAGGACTAACAGGCCACAACCTAAATTACAAGTTTAAGGGGGTGAAGGAATGGGGTGGTGAAGAAGTAACGGAAGAGTGGAGTGTGAAACAAGAAAGAGGACAGATGATGGGTTCATACCTGTCGTTTCCAGTCCTAAACATACTCAACCTTGCCGTGAATTTGGCTTACCTGCTACGGCGTGAGGTCATCTCCCTTGAAAATTGGAGACAGGCCCCACTCATCATCAATGGTGATGACGTTTCTGCAGCAGGGCCTAAAGGAACCTTCACCGATGGAGATTGGGAACCCACCGTAGGGTGTGTGGGCTTTGTCAAGTCACTTGGTAAGAACTATGTGTCTGATGTCTTCGCGACAATCAATTCACAGGTTTTTGCACAAGAGGCTGACGGCCGCCTCATTGAGGTGGTTTGCCCAAGGACCGAAGTCATCTACAACCGAGCATGGTGTGAGGAAATCTCCGTAAAGGAGCTCACAGACCAGCTAACGGAAAAGAAATACAAGGTCCTAATCCCATTCGACAGAGCCAAAGAAGAAATCAAAAAGGCAAACTTCACAAAAAGACAACAAGAAGGACAAAAAGAGGGTAAGAAGGAGGTGGGAGAGTATGTGAAGATAAGAGGAAAGTCTTTACAGAAGGAAAACTCACGGAAACGCTCGTTAGATAAGCGAGTGTGGAGAGACGCAACCGCTGATGGTTACGCCTGTGGGCCCCAAATGATTGGTGGGCTCATACGTGATGTGTGCACTCAACTCACAGACAGCGAAGAGAAGATCCGCCTTTTTACTGTCTTCTTGGCTTTACGCCAAGAGGACTTGAAGAGGACTGGACGAGCATATTATGTCCCGTCGGACCTCGGAGGTCTTGGCCTACCAGTTTTTGCTGGCATGGAAAAGATAACCGAGAACGACGCAAGGACTACTGCTCTACTCATACGCTACAGTGAACAAGGGAAATTCCCTGAGGCACTCAACCCCACATCCGGTCTGTCGACCGTAAGACTCTGTGATAAACTCAAGAGCAAAATTGACATGACATACCTACGCCAACAAGGCTGGGTACAGAAAATTGTTAAAAACCCGACACCGGAACTCCTCAAAATCCACAAGGATCGACCAAGACTTGAAGTCAAGGGTCTCCAAACTGGACTCGTCCTAAGAGGGATAAAAACGTCGATACCGGCGCACATAGCTTTGGAGAAATCCAAACGTGCACTACAACAGGCTTCCGGCAAAGCCAACCGAACTCATTTGTTCGCCACCAACTTGGTGGACAACGATTTCAAAATGTTGTGGTTACCCCGCGAACTCGCAGATTACCTGCGACACACTCGACCTACTCTCTACAAACGCGACGAGAAGAGGGAACTCCTCATTGAGCTACAAAAACGCTCATACTCGGCTTACACAGCTGAGGAGGAAAACTTAAAGAAAAACAAAGTTCTCTCACAAAAGTGGTGCATTGGGCACCCAAACACAAATCCAGCAAAAACAAAAGCGCTGGTCCGTCAAGAGGTAGACGGCAAAAAACAAACTCAGGCATTCGTCACAGCGCACTACCAAATAGTGCAATACGCTAAGAAGCCTGGTTCCACCGGACGGAGGAACAAACAAAATTAGATGGGACACACGAAATGAGTAAGAGGATCAACTCCTCGAACAGCACAACAAGTGTCCCACGGGGTGCCAACCCAAAAATGACAAACGATGTCATGGCGTCCTGGAGCCTGCCGCGGGCTCCTAGGTTATTATCCCTGCACGCCGTGCAGGGACTTGGAACATCAGCAATTAGAGTAGGTGGTTTTGTGTG